GATGGTTGACCGAACGATCAGACAATTCCATTATTGTTGCATCCTATGGTACGTTTAGTACAGGTATTAACATTCGTAATTTACATAATGTTATCTTCGCTTCTCCTTCTAAATCTAGGATTCGTAATTTGCAAAGCATTGGTCGTGTACTTAGAAAGGGAGACAATAAATCAAAAGCAACTCTTTATGATATTGCTGATGATATATCCACTGACAGAGGAAACAATTACACATTGAATCATTTGTTAGAAAGAGTCAAAATATATAATGAAGAAAAATTTGATTATGAGATAATAGATGTTCAACTCAAAGATGATTAGTTACGCTAAACATGAAGAAGAATTTTACGGAGTATTGAAACTCGTTAACGGAGAAGAGATACTAGGTAAAGCAGTGCTCACAGACGATAGTGGTGAAAGTTTATGCTTCATCCAAAATCCTGTCGCTGTTCAAATGGTTGAACGAGAAGTAGTAGATCATAAAATGGCACGAGGTATTGGATTTTCTAAATGGATGCAATTATCAGACGAAGATTTTTTTGTAATAAGAGAAAAGGATATCTTAACAATATCTGCCATGTCTAAAGAATGTATATTCATGTATGAGTCATATCTTAAGGGCGAGACGTTTGATACTCGAAAAGAAAAAATGGAAGAAAACCCCAATAAACATCTGGGATATCTAGGTTCTATTGAGTCAGCACGCAAATTATGTGAAAAGATATTTAAAGAATTATAATATAACCAGAAACCTCTACACGGTTAGTGTACACTAAATTGACAAACTTGTCAAGTCCTGTTATAATTAGAATAATTCTCAGAGGAGATATATGGCTGCACGAGCGAGCACCAAGAAGAAACAACACTATGTTGATAACAAAAAATTTCTTGAGGCTATTATAAAGTACAAAGAAAAAGTTGATATTGCAAAAGTGAAGGGTCTTCCTAAACCTCGCGTCAACAATTATATCGGTGGGTGTTTTTTAAAAATAGCAACACACTTATCATATAGACCAAACTTTATCAATTACATGTATAAAGATGATATGGTCTGTGATGGTATAGAAAATTGTATACAGTACATTGATAACTTTGATCCTACTAAATCAAGAAATCCATTTGCATATTTTACGCAAATAGTGTATTATGCATTTCTAAGAAGAATTGCAAAAGAAAAAAGACAAATGGATATCAAGGATAAGATTTTAGAAAAATCTGGATACGATCATGTGTTTACTGTTGACGGAGACACAAGTACAGACTATAATCAGATTAAGAACAGAGTGGAGATGAATCAAAAGCGATGAAACTATTGCTGATAACAGATCAACACTTTGGTGTTCGTAATGACAACAAGCATTTCCTTGCACATTATAGAAAGTATTATAGTCAAGTAGTCATGCCTTTTATTAAAGCAAAGGGTATTACACATATCTTTTGTTTAGGTGATACGTTTGACAAACGCAAGTCTATAAATTTCAATTCGCTCGATGAAACTAGAGAAATGTGGTTCGATCCCTTACTAGAGTTAGGGGTTAGAGTAGACATGCTTATCGGCAATCATGACATATATTATAAAAATACTCTTAGAGTAAATGCATGTGAGGAATTGTTGGGTGAGTATCATAATATTCATGTGATTACTGAACCAACTAATCTCACTTATGATGGACTTGATGTTCTATGCCTTCCTTGGATATGTGATGACAATCTTGAACAATCGCTTAGGGCGATTAAAGAAAGTGAAAGTACAGTATGTATGGGTCATCTAGAACTTAATGGTTTTGAAGCACATCCTGGTCATGTCATGGAACGTGGCATGGATCCTATGATATTTAAAAAATTCAAAAAAGTATTCACAGGTCATTATCATAACAAATCACATAAACATAACATTTATTACCTTGGCAATCCCTACCAACTTTACTGGAATGACTTCGGATGTAAAAGAGGTTTCCATATTTTTGACACAGATACTCTTAAGACTACTCATTATAGGAATCCCTTTGACGTTTTTGTTAAATTGTATTATAATAATGGAATTAGTCTTCCAAGCGAGACAGAAGTCGAAGGAACTTTTGTCAAACTCATCGTAGAAGACAAAGGAGACTACGCTAAATTTGATTACGCAGTCAAACGTTTACAAGACATGAACGTTGCGGATCTTAAGATTGTAGAAGATCTTAGTGTAGGACTAGAAAATGACGATTCGTTATTAGAAACAGAGGACACTCTGACATTACTCGATGCATACATAGATGAAATAGATCTAAAGGTAAGTAAAGAGAATGTCAAAGATGTGATGAGATCTCTTTACATGGAGGCATCAGCAATCTAATGTTTGTACTAACTGATAAAAAATCTGGCGGTATTTATTCTGTTTTAAATAATGAGAATAAAAAAACTGTGCAGTGTTTTGAAGAGGAAGATGATTGTATTAGATACCATGATATGCTCTTAGCAAATGGCACAGAGCACGAACTAAATGTCATGGAAGTTGATGACGATTTGATTTCCGTAAATTGTGGAAGTCATGGTTATCATTATATGATAATAACATCAGACGACCTCGTTGTACCTCCCCCTAAAACTATTAAAAAGTGATTACATTTGAAACGATTGCTTGGAAGAACTTTCTTTCTACAGGCGATCAATGGACTGACATCCAATTAGATGATACAGGTGCTACTTTAATTGTAGGATCTAATGGAGCAGGCAAATCTACTATGTTAGATGCTCTATGCTTTGCACTATTCAACAAACCTTTCAGAAAAATAAGTAAAGGTCAACTGGTAAATAGTATTAATGAAAAAGGAACCAAGGTACAGGTCACATTTAGCATCGGGAGGGATGAGTATCGTGTATTCAGAGCAATCAAACCAAATCTTTTTGAGGTTTACAAAAACAATAAGTTGGTTGATCAAGACGCTGCGTCTAACGATACGCAGAAATACCTCGAACAAAGTATTCTCAAACTCAACTTCAAATCCTTCACACAAGTCGTCATCTTGGGTTCATCCACATTTGTCCCCTTCATGCAACTCACCGCACCTAACAGGAGAGAAGTTATCGAGGATTTATTGGACATCAAGATCTTCTCGTACATGAATACTATCTTAAAAGATAGATACAAGACAGCATATAAACAACAAAGCGATTGCAGTAACCTTCTATCTATAGCAGAAGAGAAGGTAAAATCACAGGAGAAACTTATAAAATCCTTAAGAGAAGTGAACAGTGTCAGAAGGAACGAGAAGGAGGATAAAATTATACAAAATAAAGCCTTGATAGAAAATATAATATTAGATCAATCCCAAAAAAATGATGAACTCCTACAACTTGATAAAGAATTAATTGATACAGATGAACATACAAATTTATTATCAGACTTAAAATCTAAATCAGCAGACCTTAAATCTGAGATAAAAAGGATAGGGAAGGATATGAAATTCCTTAAGTCTCATGATACTTGTCCTACATGTACACAAGTTATAAGTCCAGACTTCAAAGAGGGAAAGATTGAATCACTGACTAGAGATGGTGTCGATCATACCAAAGCTTTAAAGAAAGAACAGAAAGCTATTGAAGATGTAGTATCTATTATAGATAAAGCCAATGAGTTATCAATGAAAGCTCATGAGTTGCGTAGTGAGATTTCTACGTTGGATAGAGATGTTATAAGATTAGAAACAGAGAACTTTGATATAGAAAAGGAACTTAGTAATTTAGTTGCAGCACCTAAGATTGAAAAAGAAGAACATATCTTAAAAACTGTAGTAGAGGATTTTGAAGATACAAAGATTGATTGTGGTAAGGTATCTAAAAAGTTAGATGAATATCATACAGTAAGAAGTTTACTACAAGATAGTGGAATCAAGAGTAGGATCATCAAAAAATACGTTCCTATTTTTAACAACCTTATCAATAAATATTTGCATAGTATGGATTTCTTTATAAACTTTACTCTTGATGAGGAGTTTAAGGAAGAGATTAAGAGTCGTTTTAGGGATGATTTTTCCTATGCGTCTTTTTCTGAGGGAGAGAAACAAAAGATTGACTTAGCACTTCTCTTTACATGGAGAGAGGTAGCAAGAATGAAAAACTCAGCAGCAACTAACTTGTTGATTCTTGATGAAGTTTTTGATAGTTCTCTTGATGCAGATAGCACAAGTGCCCTTCTTGCCATCCTAGCAACTTTAGGAAAGAATACTAATATATTTGTTATATCACATAAGGGAGATATTCTTATTGAGAAGTTTCATAGGACATTAAGATTTGAAAAGATCAATGATTTTTCTAAATTAGTGGACGATTTATAAGGTGTCCACTCCTTACTTGAAAACATCTCCATAGATGTTATCATATATGTATAGACGAGACACCCATGCAAATCAACCAAGAAGTAAAAGGACAACTTGCAAAATTACTTGCAACAGAAAACCTAACAATCGAGCATCGTAAAGTATCCACAGCATACTTTGATGTAGAGAAACGCATACTATGTCTTCCTATCTGGAAGTCTGCTTCTAATACAGTTTATGATCTTCTTGTAGGTCATGAGGTTGGTCATGCATTATTCACACCTGCAGAGCAACTCAATGATGCACCTAAAGAGTTTGTCAATGTCATTGAGGATGCACGTATTGAGCGTATGATGAAGGTCAAGTATCCTGGTCTTCGTAATACATTCTTTAATGGTTATAAGGAGTTATGGAATGATGGTTTCTTTGGTGTCTCTAATGCAGAAATAGATCAATTAGCATTGATTGATCGTATCAATCTATTCTTCAAAGGTAATGCTTCAATAGAATTTGATGAGGATGAGCAAGTATATGTAGATCGTGCAGCAACTACAAAAACATTTCAAGATGTATTAGATCTAGCACGTGATCTATATGATCGTGCAGGTCAAAAAGATAAAGAGAGAGTAGATGAGATGGATGCTCAAGATTTCTTCAATGACTCTGAGGTTCAGAAGAATGAGAATGGAGAGTACGAGGTTGGTAATAATACTAAAAGTTCTCAAGGAGAAGGAGAAGAAGGAGAAGGTGGTAGACCTGATTCTGGCGATGCTGATGATGATCAGTTTGATGATGACTTTGAAGATGAGGATCTAGATTATGATACTCAAACTACTGGCGGTCTAGGTGCAGGTTCATGTGAACTAAAAGATGACTACTCTAATTACAAAGAAACAGAGTGCATTACAGATCAAGCACTAGCAGAATCAATCGAGACACTTGTAGATGAAGATGCAAGAGAGTGGATCTATCTATCATTACCAAAGATAAAAGATCTTTCTAAAATTGTTGTTGGATATCAACAAATTCAAACTGATCTAGAAGCACATTTCATAGAGCAAACAACTCCTAAAGAAGAAGTAGAAGCATACTACACAGACCAGAAGAAAGAATCATATCAGTTTGGTGTCAATCACTATCTAAAATTCAAAAAGTCAACAACTAAGACTGTAAACTATCTTCTCAAGCAATTTGAAATGAAGAAGTCTGCTGATCAGTACAAGAGACAGGCAGTATCTAAGACTGGTGTTCTTAATACTCAATCATTATACAAGTACAAGTTGACAGATGATATCTTCAAAAAAATTACTGTAGTTCCTGATGGTAAAAATCATGGTCTTGTTATGTTCCTTGATTGGTCTGGTTCTATGAGTCAGTGCTTACTTGACACTCTAAAGCAAACATACAACCTAGTATGGTTCTGTAAGAAAGCAAACATTCCTTTCAGAGTCTATGGTTTCCAGAGTGGATATGCTTATGGTGGATACTCTCATGGTTCTCGTTTACATGAGGGATTTGATTTCAAAGAAAATACTCTTGCAGTAAACGATGATTTCAGATTGTTTGAGTTTCTTTCATCAAGACAAAACAATCAATCATTAGAAAGATCTATGAAAGCATTATACTTACAAGTTTTTTCAATCAATAACTGGACTCTATCTGCTTCAAATACTTATGGTCTTGGTGGCACTCCACTAGCAGAAGCGATCTACTGTGCAAAAGACTTAGTTGCACAAATCAAGATGCAAGAAAAAGTACAAAAAGTAAATGTTGTATGTTTGACTGATGGTGAATCAAATCCAATGAACTATACTTCTCGTGATTACAGCGAAGACTTACGTGCAAGAAACATATCTAATAGTCGTGCAGTATTTGTACTTCGTGATAGAAAGTCTGGTTATCAAAAACGCATCAACGCTAGTCCTTATACAACTACAAAAGAAATTGTATCATTCATGAGATCTATTACTGACTTCAACTGGATCGGTATTCGTCTTTGCAGTAAAGGAGAAGTAGGTAGAGTTGTTAGAGAGTATACTGATACTATTGAAAAAGTACAACAGTATGATCAGCAGTGGAAGAAAGAAAAGTTTATCTCTATTGTAGATGATGCAGGTTTCAATGAAGCATTCTATATGCCAAATAGAAATCAAGGTGCAGATGTTGAAGAACTAGAGGTAAAGCAAAAAGGTGTCGATGCAACTAGGGCAGAATTGAACAGAGCATTCAAGAAATATATGGGTTCCAAGATGCAGAACAAGACTATCCTAAATAGGTTTATCGAACAAATAGCATGATCGTAGAAGACGTAGCACAGACCATTCGTGAACAAACGAGTGGTCTCCCTGATATTAAACATAAATCGTCAGATCCATATCTTAATATTGTCAAAGATGACATTACAATTCGTAATGAAATGTGGAGTTGTACTGGTCTTAGAAAGATACATCTAGAGACATGTAAGACAAATAGATTGGATGTACTTCACTGTGTCTTATTTCCAGACCCTAGTTATAAATTACCTATCTTTGGATGTGATATTATTGCGAACAATCGTATAGTGACTGCTGCCATCGTAGATGTGTCTCCTGTATCAGGAGTAAATGGAAATTTTTATGGTGGTATAAAACCTATTTGTCAACGTTATATGGATTTTGATTTTCGTGAACTACCTGCATGGGCGGATATATTCTCACCATACTGTAAGTTTATGAGATTGAGAGAGCAGAGTGAACAGATAATGTATATACAATTGCTAGAAGAATATTTAAAAGTGTATGTCAGAGCAGTTCAAAATGCAGAGAAGTCTGATGATAAGGATGCTACCTATAGAAGATATGAAGATCAGGTATATTATTGCGAGCAACAGAAACAAAATAAAAAAACAGAAACAGTATTAAGTGCATGGTTTGATAGTAAATGGGCAAAAAATTATATACATAATGTACTATTCGATAGTCCAAAACTACTTGTCGGGGTGTGACAATATAATTACTGTCCACTAATGGCTTGATATCTGGTACAATAATGGTATCATATATGTATAGACAAGAAAAAAACCCATGCCATTCCAAGCAAAATTCACAGAAAACGAACTGCTATCATACTTCTCACAGTTCGGTTCAGACATATCAGCAGAGAACGTAAAATCTGCAGCAGCACACTTAGGTGTAAAAGTTCAGAGTGTCACAAAACGCATGAACAAGATCAGTCGTTTACAGAAGGTTGGTCGTGGCAAATGGTGTTTGACTGCAACAGAGATTCTTAAAGCATATGAAGCACCTGCAGCAGAGAAACCTGTAGATAAGATTTCTTATGTTCCTACTAAGAATACAGAGTTTGTTCCTTTTGGAAACTACTCTTCAGTCAAAAAAATTATACAATCCAAATTGTTTTACCCTACATTTATTACTGGTCTATCTGGTAATGGTAAAACTCTATCTGTAGAACAAGCATGTTCAATGCTCAACAGAGAACTTATTCGTGTAAACATCACAATAGAAACAGATGAAGATGATCTACTTGGTGGTTTCCGTCTTGTTAATGGAGACACTGTTTGGCACAACGGTCCTGTCATCGAAGCACTTGAAAGAGGAGCGATCTTGCTCCTTGACGAGATCGACCTTGCCTCTAACAAGATCCTCTGCCTTCAGAGCATCCTTGAGGGAAATGGAGTTTTCCTTAAGAAGGTTGGCAGATTCGTTAGACCAAAAGCAGGATTCAACGTATTCGCCACCGCAAATACTAAGGGTAAAGGTTCAGACGACGGACGCTTTATTGGAACTAACGTGCTCAACGAAGCATTCCTCGAAAGATTCCCAGTCACCTTCGAGCAAGACTACCCTGCAGCAAGCACCGAAACCAGAATCCTAATCAACAATGGTTGTAAGAAAGATTTTGCTGACAATCTTGTCAAGTGGGCAGGTGTTATCCGTAAGACATTCTTTGACGGTGGTGTAGATGAGGTTATTACAACTCGTAGACTTGTTCACATCGTTCAAGCATACACTATCTTTGGCGATAAGTTGACTGCTATCAAGAATTGTGTCGCACGTTTTGATGATGACACTAAGTCATCTTTCCTCGATTTGTATACAAAAGTTGACGCAGGAGATGAATCACTTGACAATGAGGAGTCTACTGAGGTAGAATAACTGTATGAGAAAATACAGTGAAAATGAAATCTTAAAAGAGATTTCGGAATATGTTGACAATACCTACGGAGCACATTATTCTGTAGGTAGTGTCCAAACACTAGATCTTATTGAATCTGTTGGAGACGCTGAGGCATTCTGTAGGGGTAATATCCTAAAGTATGCCTCTCGCTATGACAAAAAAGGTACAGCACGTAAGGACATCGTAAAGATAATCCATTACGGTATGCTACTATTACATTTTTATGATAAACATGACGGTAATCACCAAACCCACAATTGAAGTACTTAAGAACTTTTGTTCTATCAACAAATCTATTGTTATTAAACCAGGTAATCAAATTTCAACGCTGAGTATTAACAAGAACATACTTGCTATCGCTGATGTTGAAGAGCAATTCGATTCACAAATATCTATCTATGACTTAGGAGTTTTCCTTGGAGGTTTATCTCTGTTCGATCAACCAAAGATTGATACTACAGCAGAAAACTATCTAACAGTTAGTGATACACACGGTCGTACAAAGACAAGATATTTTTATGCTGACCCTGATATAATAACTCAACCACCAGAAAAGCAAATTGAACTACCCACAATTGATGTGAAGTTTAATCTTGAAGCAGGTGTACTAAATCAATTGCAACGTGCTGCAAGTGTGTATCAATTACCTGATCTATGTTTATTCTCAACAGATGGTGTAATGCAATTATCTGTGACAGATAAGAAAAATGATAGTTCAAACAGTTATAGTGTTGAAGTTGGAGAAACAACTGATGAGTTCTGTTATTGTTTCAAAGTTGAGAACTTGAAACTATTACCAGGTACCTATCAGGTTTCAGTTAGTAAACATAATGTTGCATCATTTAAAGGTGATGGGATAAAATACTTTATAGCACTAGAACCAAACTCATGAACATTTTCGTTACAGATCCATCCCCAACAATATCTGCTCAACGATTACCAGACAAACACATAGTGAAGATGCCACTAGAAACATGTCAGATGTTATCTATTGTTTGTTCTGAGAAGTGGGGTCATGGATATGGTGAACTACATCGTCTCGATGGTCAACCATACAAGACAGAGAAAGGTGCATTTCGTAATCATCCTTGCACTATATGGGCAAACGAATCTACTGCAAATGCATGGTGGTTGCTTGCACATGGTCTCGCAATGTGTTTAGAATATACACATCGTTATAGTAAGACACATAGTTGTGAACCAACATTAATGGAAGCAACAGAACTAATACCTTCTGCTGAGTATCCATACAAACCTACAACGTTTGCATTTGCAGGTCCTGATCAATTCAAACATGATCAAACTATTGATATCTTTACTAAGTATAAAAGATATATTGCATCTAAACCTTGGGTTGCAACTAACTACCTTCGTGATCCATCTCGCAAACCAGAATGGGTATGACAAGTGAAAGAGAGGAACGTATCATAGAACGTATAGGAGAACTTGCAACTCTCCTCGGTGGTACAATGAAAAAGAGTAGAAGAAATTATAGAGGTAGACTATCCAAATTTGTCGAAATTGAGTACGACATTACTAATTAATTATGAGTGATTTTTTATGGGTGGAGAAATACAGACCGAAAAATATCGAGCACTGTATTTTACCATCAAATGTGAAATCTACGTTCACAAGTTTCGTAGAACAGGGTGAGATTCCCAACTTACTTTTATCAGGCACAGCAGGTGTCGGTAAAACAACTATTGCCAAAGCATTGTGTAATGAATTAGGAGCAGACTTTTATGTCATTAATGGATCAGACGAGGGGAGATTCCTCGATACCGTCAGAAACCAAGCAAAGAACTTTGCTGCAACTGTTTCACTTACAGCAGGAGCAAAGCATAAAGTCCTTATCATTGATGAGGCAGACAACACTACCCCAGATGTACAACTCTTACTTAGGGCATCAATAGAAGAGTTTCAAAAAAATTGTAGATTCATATTTACTTGTAATTTCAAAAACAAGATTATTGAACCTCTACACAGTAGAACAACAGTAATAGATTTTAACGTACGTGGAAAAACCAAACAACAACTTGCAGCAGCATTCTTTGAAAGATGTCGTGGTATTCTTACCGCAGAAGACATATCGTTTTCTGACAAAGTTGTTGCAGAAGTTGTACACAAATATTTTCCAGACTTCAGACGTACCCTCAACGAGTTGCAAAGATACGCATCGTCAGGGAGTATCGACACTGGCATTCTGGCGACGCTAGGCGATGCTAAGATTGATACTCTAGTTGCATCATTAAGATCAAAGAAGTTTAATGATGTTAAGAAGTGGGTCACACAGAATATAGATAGTGATCCTCAATCTATAATGAGAACATTATATGATAGTCTTGCTACTATTATGACACCTCAAAGTGTACCTGCTGCTATATTAATCATTGCAGACTACCAGTATAAGGCAGCGTTTGTTGTAGATCAAGAGATTAACTTATTGGCATGTTTGACTCAGATTATGGTGGAGTGTAATTTCGATGTATCTTAAAACTCCATTACGATATCCTGGTGGAAAGTCTCGTGCAGTCAAAAAGATGGCACAACACTTTCCTGACTTTACTGGGTATAGAGAGTATCGTGAACCTTTCTTAGGTGGTGGTAGTGTTGCTTTGTACATCTCACAAATGTATCCCCATTTAAGAATATGGGTAAATGATTTATACTCTCCTTTAACAACCTTCTGGAAAGTATTACAGAATGAGGGTATTGAATTATATAATGAATTATCAGCACTAAAGAAAATACATCCTACTCAAGATTCTGCAAGAGGATTATTCAATGACGCAAAAAATTATCTTACCCAAAGTGAAAAAGACGATTTCCATATCGCTGTTTCATTCTATATTATTAACAAATGTAGTTTTAGTGGTCTCTCTGAGTCTTCATCATTTTCTCCTCAAGCATCAGATTCAAACTTCTCAATGCGAGGTATTGAAAAACTAAGATTCTATGAAGAGGTATTATTTGAATGGAAGATTACTAATCTAAGTTATACTGACATGATGCCAGATAATGATGAGACTTTTACATACTTAGATCCTCCATATGAAATCAAACCAAAACTATATGGTAAGGGTGGTGATATGCATAAAGGATTTAATCATGATGAGTTTGCACACATATGTAATAGTAATTACTATGACCAGATGATATCATATAATGTTTCTAGTTTAATTAAAGATAGATTTTCTAATTGGACTGCAAATGAATATGATCACACATACACAATGAGATCAGTAGGAGATTATATGAAAGATCAACAAGGACGTAAAGAACTTCTATTAACTAACTATGGCATATGATGCACGCTATCCTCTGAAGGATTATCTAAATTCCATCAACTTCAATAAGAATAATCTTATGGGAGAGGATAGTGATCCTGCATGGGAAACAAACTATCCAAGTTATATAATCAACAAGTGTATGTCTCATCATATGGACACTGTTATGTTCGCTAATGAGATGAATCAGTATTCAAATATCTCTAAGAAAATGCAATATGATTTTTATATACATATTGTGAGACCCAAAAAGAGATTTTCTCCTTGGGGCAAAAAACAGAAGATAGATGATCTTGACCTTGTGAAAAAATACTATGGATATAGTAATGATAAAGCAATACAAGCACTAAGGATCCTATCCCCAAACCAAATTGATTACATTAGAGACAAACTGAACAAAGGGGGTAAGAAATGATTACTGAAGTACCTTGGACAAAGGATGATATGGTGGAGATATCTTTAAAGGAACCTGACGATTTCTTAAAGGTAAGAGAAACCCTTACAAGAATTGGTGTAGCATCTAGGAAAGAGAAAAAACTGTACCAGTCTTGTCATATACTGCATAAAAAAGGACAGTATTATATTGTACATTTTAAAGAACTGTTTGCACTAGATGGTAAAAGAGCAAACTTATCAGAGAATGATGTACAAAGACGCAATAGAATTATTAAACTTTTATCTGACTGGGGTCTCGTAGAGATTGTTAAAGAAGAAGAAGTTAAGGATGCAGCACCTTTAAGTCAAATTAAAGTTATTGCATACAAAGAGAAACATGATTGGTCTCTTGAGTCTAAGTATAATATTGGTAAAAAGAAACCAGTAAATGAATGATAATTATCGTTGGCGACCAGAGTGGATTAGATCACCTGGTTGGATCTTCGCTGAAGTTCCCGATACGGTTCAATCTGAATTACAAACTTGTATAAAAGAGAGAGGTGATGATGCTCGCAATACTCTAGGTGGGCATCTAGAACAGTCATGGTATCTTCCTATAAAGGAACATACAAAAGCATTTACTAAAGATTTAAGTTGGAATTATATTAAAGAGTTTGGTACTACACTCAGTATGGGTGGAGGAGAAGAACTTCATGATCCTGAGAAGGTAGATTTTGAGTTGAAAAAATTATGGGTCAACTATCAAAAGAAACATGATTTTAATCCTTTACATATTCATTCTGGTATTTTTTCGTTTGCTATTTGGGTAAAGATACCATATGATGTAAGAAAAGAAATGGAGAGATATAAAGAGTGTAATGGTCAGGAAACATCTTCATTTCAGTTTCAATGGAATAGTCCTTTAGGTGGACTTGACTCCAGTCATATACCATTAGATCAATCCTATGAATGGAAGATGGTATTGTTTCCATCCAGAATGTATCATGGTGTCAATCCTTTTTACACTTCAGATGATTATAGAATATCAATCTCAGGAAATCTATATATAGTAGAGAAATGACATATAGTTATGAGTGAAAAGAAACCAGAAGAAAAGAAAGGTATTCTTGGAAACATAAAAGGACACATAGAGGATAAGGAGGAACAACTTGCTTTCTTATCTACAATCGTGAGATTGTCTGTCCTTGTGTGGTCCGCAGGGATCTTGACGTTAGCGTACGTTAAGTTACCAGAAGCGTGGAAGATACCAGAACAGAAGCTGGATCCAACTTTCATAGCTTCGGTCTTCACAGGAACGCTAGCTACTTTTGGCGTTCAAGCAGCAGGAAAGAAGAACGGTGCAGCAGCACAAAACTTATCTAAAAAAGATATGGAGTTCTTGATTGAGAAAGCATCTCAAACTGCCCCTGCTCAAACTATCAGGATTGAACAAGGTCCTGTAAAAATCGTACCTGACACAGAAAAATCATGATTCAAAAAATTGTAAATGTACTTGCTATTGCGTCTACTGTTGTATCTGCTTCCGTTGTTGGCGGTGGGGTATATGTATATCTCAACAGGGCATCAATCATAGAGAGTGCTAAAGAAAAGGTAATGGAAGCAGTAATGCCTGACATAGGTGGATCTGTAGGTGATGCATTACCTGATGTCACAGGACCTGCTCTACCATTTTAATATGAAAGTTAGAGAATTTGATCCGCAGGCATACAACCCCGATCTAAAGAAAAAACCTACGGAAAATCTAGAACAACTTATGTCAAGATTTACCAAAAGATTAAAACAGGTAGATCAAGAGGATAAGGAAAGAGTATCTTATCTTAAAGGTTGTATAGATACAGTTGATTACTTGATGACTGGGAGACTACCTAGAGATGGTAATCATGATGGTATGAGAGATCATAAACCACATGGACATCCCTGAGATACAAGTAGATCAATCTAGTGTACAACAAATAAATGTACACAGCATTGCTGTACCTGTTATAAGACAAATAGAACCACCTGTCACTTTAAACATAGGATTTCCTATAGTTAATATACCAGGTTGTGTAGATATGCATCAGGATAATCAGATGCATAAAAATGGGTTGCCACTTGATAAGGACTTGGTAAACAATGATCCTAAACAAGTGACAACCCTTTGTCCTAGTGGTGAATATCCATCTTATAATGCGATGAATTATGAACCAGAACAGTTAATTATAACAAGAGAAGCACCACCTCCACCAGTAGCACCTCCACCAGAAACACCTGACACTCCACAAATACCTGATACAGGAGGTATAACTCCAGAAACAGAGTGTCCTGCACCTAATCAACCAAGAGTCGGTGACCTAACACAGGATGGTAGTGAAAAGGTAATAGGACATGAACTACAAGGCACTACCTGTGTAGTATTGTATGAGGACACTACTGCTATTGAGAAATATCTACCTACATCAAATCAGGTTAGCACTACAGCATCCATAGCAGTAGTCGCAACTGCAGCAGCTGCTGCCACACCTTTACTATTAAGGGTAGTGAAACCTGTGATTAAAAAATTATGGACTACTATTCAGAAAAAATTAGGAAAGACTCCTACTAGATTAAGTCGTAATGATGTTATCGCTAATAATTACAGAGCAAAAAAAGGATTACCTCCATTCAAAGTTAAGGAGTACCGATAGATATATCTTCTAAATCACCTGCGTTTCCATTGGCAACAGGTTTAATATCAATATTATGTTTATGATCTGGTAATGTATTTGGTGGATTTACCAATACCACATCAGCACATACCTTATAGTAAGGTGAAGTTTGAGAGAACATGATTCCTGCCTTCATCAATTCACCGCAATTTTTCAATCTTGCGATCTCAAAATCTAATCTTTTGTTTGCTAGTAATTGTGCATTAAGTTCCGTTTGAGTTGTTGCTGCTTTCTTACATAGTTCTTGTAAATTTTTATCTAATGGTTTAGACCATGTAGCACTAACACCTATAGACAATGTGCTTGTGTCTTTTTGTCCTGTCCTTGTTGGTTTAAAATATAAAATTTCACCTGGATTATCTGGCACTCCGTTATCATCTGCATCTATATTATTATAAACTGGATCCATCCAATAATCTTCGTAGGGACGTTTTACTGAAACGTTTCCTGTAGCGAACGGAGTGACGTTAAGGGTAGGTCCTTGACATTGAATCTGCCCACCATAAGTGTTTGTTATATATGGTCCTTGTAAAACTTGTATAGCTTGATTGGTCACTGAGCCACTGGAATTTGCTATGGGATTTGCAGTAGCACTGACTCCTCCTACATCACTCGCAAATGTAGGTGTTGCTGTTCCAACAGTAAGACACAATGAGATCAGTTTGAGAAAGTTGAAGTTGTGTCTGTGACGCTTTGTATGGTAGTAGTTCTCTGTATTATTGTGTGGTTTTTTAAGCCTGGTCCAGAATACGTTTCTGTGAATTGGAACGGTGCCCCTTGATTTACGATCGTAAAGTTTGGTTTTTGTTCTAAGTCCAATCCTGTCCATGTTGAATTCACCCCATTAATGGTATTATTTTGAGTTGTACTATCTGGTGAACTTATTGAAGGTCCATCATTTTGTACATTTGTACCAGTGATTACGTACTGGTAGCCTGTATCATATTGCATCGAATTTATTGTCTCCTGTACCGTAGAAGTAGTCTCGGTATGGCTCGTCATATTTCCTTGGGTGAAATTAGGCACCACAGGAACAGACATCGCAGTCGAAACATTCGCAAGGGCAGATATGACCACAACCTTCGCAAGGTTTTTCCTCGCGAGGTTGGTGCATTTTTTGATATTGTTGTGCTGCCAAGTTATCAAGAAAGTCATTTATCATTTGATTGTTAACTCATTTACAAATTGACCTGTACCTGTGGTTCCCGCCCCACCTGCAGTTATTGTCATTACACCTGCTGATGTAATAGTACCTGCTAGTGTGTCCTTTGTACCTGCTGCAGTAGAAGTTTGATTACTGAAATTACTTACAGCACCTACTGTTGGTGCAGAAGTT